GCAATCGCTGGCGCCCATGGAGCGCCAACTACGCCAAGACCCGCAAGCCGCAGCACTCCCTCTTGATCGATACGCATGACATGGTGGATTCGATCGACTCGAAGTCTTCAGATCAGACCGCCACGATCTTCTCTGACGTATTCTATGCAGGATACAATCAGGCTACACGCCCCTTCTTAGGGGTCTCGCAGCAAAACGCTTCGGACATCGAGCAATTCCTAGCCCCTGTGCTTGAAGAATTGTTCATAGAGGCGCTGGGATGAGCCGCTTAGTCGATGTGCGGGACGAGACGATCGCCGCCTTCAAGGCCTCCCCGTTCTTGACGGGAGTCTTTGTGACGTCGCACGGAGGAGAATTCGGCGAGGTGGATCTTCTACGATATTCGAAGCAAACCCCCGCACTGATTGTCGCAATGCTTCGCTACGACATGCGGATCGAGGGTGGCTTAGTGACCGGTGACGCCATTTGGGGCGTGATCGCTATGGCTAAGAGTGATCCTGGAGTCAAGCGCGACGTAGGAGTCCTGGCCCTGACGGATGCAGCAATCCGCGTTCTCGGGCGCACGTTCATGGGCACTGACGCGGTCTCTCGGCCGAAGGAACTCGTAGCCAAGAACGAATACGGGCCGAAGATCGATGCACAAGGCATTGCCATGTGGAGCATCACCTATCGACAGACGGTCGATCTTGCTGATGACGTAGACGCCGCTGTTGATCTTGAGAGAATACATGCAGACTACGTCAAGCCAGGAGATGTAGCAGACTTCGAAGAGGCTCCTCCGTGACTAGGCTTGCCCATGATGACGTCTGGCTCAACCCCCGGGAGGAGCGCCCGCGGCTAGATGCACTGAGCGCCGCAGCCCTAGGGTCCCTGCGCGCGGCATGGTGGACTAAGCGGTTATTGAACTTCTATGAGGGTCCACTCTACGACGCGACGCATCTCTACGATCAGAGCGGCAAAGGTAGGGATCTCCTGAGCGCGGCACCGATCGGTACGACGCTCGATGGCGATGACATCGCGCTAATGTTCGATCCGCTCGTGCCAAACAACTTCACGCGCGGTGATGCGCTCGGGCTCGCGGCGGACCCGGCTCTGACCCTCGTTTGGAAGATGCGCTGTACGAATGATGCTGGCTCATTCCCAACTCTGCTCAGCCTAGGCACGCCCGGCAGTTCGGAACTCAATGGGTACTTCGATTCTGGCGTCTTCTTTCAGACATTCTCCGGGGCGGGTAACGTTGAGTGGTTCCCTCTGGTGACGTCCGATTGGAGCAATTGGGTGCTGACCAAGCCCGCTGGGGGTGGCTACGCTAACACATGGCGGCTGTATCGTGACGGCGTGGCTCTAGGAGCCCCAACATCCACAAACGTCGGCGCGCTCGCGCTAGGCAACACCGGCCTCATCCTCGGCGACTTCAACGGTGGCGGCTACCCCTTCGGCGGCCACCTCGCCGGCATGCTCGTGTTCGAGCGTGAATTCAGCGGCGCGGACCTCGCGGCAGTGCAATCCCTGTAGAGCAGAGAATTCCTGAATGTTGACGAAAGTCCGTATTTTCTGATAGAGGTGGCGCATGTCGATTTCCTTCAACACGATCCCCATGAACATCCTGACCCCGGGGGTCTTTGCTGAATTCGACAATTCGCACGCTGTCCAAGGCACGGGCCTCTTGCCGCATACTTCGCTTCTGGTAGGCCAGATGCTTTCTGGCTCCGCTACGGCCGGGCAGATGTATCAGCCGGATTCTGTGGCGCAGGCGGTTTCACTCTTTGGTGCCAAGTCACAGCTTGCTCAGATGGTTGCGGCCTATAAGGCTGCGGATCCTCTGACGCAGCTGTTCTGTGTTGGCATTGCCGACGGTACTACGGCTGCTGCGGGCAACATCACGTGGTCAGGCACGGCTGCTACGGAGGGCGGAGAACTCGTCCTCTACATCGGCGGTCGCAGAGTCCCTGTGGCGGTCGCGTCTGGCGATACCGTAGCGACGATCGAGACGAATGCTCTAGCGGCTCTTGCGCTGCAGACCGATCTCCCGGTTACCGTTGCTGCGGATTCCGGTACCGGTGTTGACTTCGTGGCTCAGTGCAAAGGCACAATCGGAAATCAGATCATGCTCGGTGTGTGTCTCCAGGCCGGAGAGCACGTTCCGGCCGGCCTCACTGTCACGGTTACCCCCATGGCTTCGGGTGCTACTGACCCCTCCTACAGCGGCGCGATTACCGCGATGGCGGAAGATCAGTACAACACCGTTGCCATCGGGTTGTGCTCTGCTACGGCCGTCGGCCTCTTCGTTACGGAACTCGAGTCCCGCTGGGGTCCGATGCGCCAGATCGAGGGCCAATCCTTCGCGGCGTTCTACGATACCCGTGCGAACTTGACTACCCTCGGGAATGGCTTCAACTCTTTTGCCTTCACGCTTGTCGGCGCAGAGAAGAGCGCGACTTTGCCTCTGCCTTGGGAGCTTGCTGCGGCGACCGCGGGGCGCTCCGCAGCTCAGGCTCAGGTTGATCCCTCGCGAGCTCTGACGGGTATCTCTTATCCGGGCTACTCGGCTGCAGCGCGAGGCACAGGCTTCACGCGCGCACAGCGAGACATCCTTCTATCCGATGGTGTGTCTACGATTCTCGCAGGTTCGGACGGTCGGGCTTTGATTGAACGTCTGGTTACAACCTGGCAGACCAACGCGCAGAACATCCCAGACACGAGCTACCAGGATCTAACCACAGTCCGCCTTCTGGCGGCCCTACGGTTCTCTCTGCGGGCGCGTATCTCGAGTCGCTTCGCTCGATTCAAGCTAATGGATGATGGCAACGTGGTGCCTCCGGGGCAGCCCATCGTCACGCCCTCAACCATTCGCGCGGAGTGCATCGCACTCTTTCAGGATTGGCAAGATCTGGGCTGGGTTGAGAACCTGGCGCAGTTCAAGGCTGAGCTCCTCGTAGAACGAGATCAGAGCGATCCGAATCGGGTCAACATCATCCTTCCGCCGGATCTTGTGAACAACCTTCTGGTGACCGCGGCTCAGTTCGCTTTCAAGAGGTAATCTAGAATGGCTCAAGTCACCGGCACTGTAATCGTCCGCATCAATGGCAAGTCGATCCGCTCGAAGGAGAAGGCTACGCTGGAGCTCGGGGGCAAGGAGCGCACTGCGCAATACGCCGATGGTACCTTGATCGGATATTCGGAGAAACCGATCGCGAGCAAGATCACGGCAACGCTGGCGCACACTGCTTCCTCGGATCTCGACGCGCTGAACAACGCCACAAACGAAACGGCTGTTTTTGAGACGGATACCGGCGTGAAGTTCTCTGTGCGCGGTCTCTTCTCTACGAAGCCTCCGGAGATCTCTGGTGGCGACGGCGAAGTTGCGGTCGAGTTCATGGGGCAGCCAGCAGTCCAGCTGTAGGCCCCGGATAGGAGCCTAAATGCGAATCAACTTGGTAACCCCCTTCAAGGATCTTGGAGGGCAACTGAGGACCTTTGTTGAGGTCCGAGAGGTCATGACCGGAGGGGATATCCTCTTCGCGCGGCGCACCTCGGCCTCGAAGGATCCTGTAGAACTCTCGTTTATGATCGCCGCCCGCATGTGTGGTCTCGACATGTCGGAACTCGAGTCGATGGATGTCCGGGATATCGAGGCTGTGCAGGACTACGTAAACGGACTGCAGTCAAAAAAAGCGGACGCGACGCCCTAGAGGAAATGGCCATGGTGGTGCTCGCGTTTCATTGGCCACCCTCGGAGTTGGAGAACCTTCCGCTAGAAGACCTGACGGAATTCTCTTCTTGGGCTAAGGTAGCGTTGCAACGTGGCTAACGCGACTGCCAAACTCACCCTGAGGCTTGTCACTGAGGGGACCGAGCAGCTAGCAACTCTAGAGAAGCAACTAGGGCGGCTCAATCGGCCCATCCGAGGGGGTACGCTGCATGCTGTGGGCGCTGAGGCGGCTCAGGCCTCGACGCGGGTAGAGCAGATGGGTACGAAGCTCACGCGTGCCTTGGAGAGCCGAGGGGCTACTCCTGGCGCAGTCCGAAACATACGGACGCTAGAGCAAGAAACCGAGCGGCTCTCACGCCTCGCGGAGCAGCGTAAGATCACTTCTCAGGCCAAGACTAACCTAGGCTTCGATGGAGGTTCGTTCCTCACAGGCCATGGCTTCCTCAATCGATCGCGTCAGATGCTTGGTGTCTTCCGTGACGCTAGCGTTGCGGCCTACGGCTTGAAATACGCTGTTGGCGGCGTGATCTCTGTGGGTCACGCCATGATCGACCCCTTCGTGGAATTCCAATCCAAGATGGCAGAGATCCGCAACAAGGGCGGATTCGACGCCGGCGTCACCGCACAGATCGCAGAGCAAGCGAAGCAAATCGGACGTACTACACAGTTCTCTGCGACGCAGGCCGCGGGGGCGGGCGTGGAGCTCGCTGCCGCCGGCCTGAACGCTCCGGGCATCTCGACTGCCCTCCCGTCTGTACTTCGCTTTGCTCAGGCCTCGGGGCTCTCCACAGAGCAGAGTTCGACGGCCCTAGTCGAGACGATGTCTCAATTCAAGCTCGCTGCCAAGGACTTCGAACACATTGGCGACGTCATGGTCAAGGCCGCGAACATGTCCACGATCTCGGTCTCGGACATGACCGAGTCTCTGAAGTACGTCGGACCCATCGCAGCCACAGCCGGGATCCCTCTCGAGAAGATTTCAGCTATCATTGCACTCCTTGGTGAGCGAGGTATCAAGGGCTCTCAGGCTGGCACAGGGCTCCGAGAGATCCTTATCGGTCTTGTGCATCCTACGAAGCAAGCCAAAAAGGCGATGGCTGAGGTGGGCATCACCAAGAAGGAGATGCAGGCTGGGCTGAATGACATTCCGGGCTTCCTGGCGAAACTAAACGCCAAGATGGAGCAGCACAAAATGTCTACGCCTCAGAGGCTTGAAGTTGAAAAGATGATGTTCGGCGCAGAGGCCTTGACTGACGTCGAGGCAATCATGACCAGCATGAAGACCCTCGGCACAGACGGCAAGAACGTGCTGCAGAATTACGAGGACGCAGTCAAGAGTTCCTCGGGGGCGATGTCGGATGCGGCCAAGATCACGGGAGACACCCTCGCGGGCAAGATGGCGCGCCTGCATGCAGCTGTTGAGACGGCACAGATCTCGCTTGGAGAAAAGCTGGCTCCGAAGCTGACAGAGCTTCTCCCGCATATAACAGATGCGGCTAACGCTACAGGAGATTGGATCTCAAATAACGGAAAGCTCATCTCGGGATTCCTGGAGCTAATCCCCCGAATTGCCGCAGCAGCAATAGCTATGAAGGGTGTCGGCCTTGCGATGTCTATGGGTACAGCCATGTCCACAGCCGGCGCTAGTGGGGGGGCATTGTTCGGGCAGGCCTGGGTAGCGTCAGCATTGCCCGTTATTGCCGCGGGCATTGCGGGCTACGCATTCGGATCGGTGCTTGCTAAAGCCCTTGACATGGAGGGAGTAGGCAAGAAGATCTACGATTGGATCCATGGGACCTCCACAGCTACAGAAGATACCAAGAACCTTACCCCGGCGGAGATGATTGCTAGAAAACGCCGCGCCGTTAGTCCGGCTCTTCCAGAGGGCGCCCCTGGCGCCGGCCCCGCATTCAACATGATGGATCATCTAGAGGAGAGTACACAGGAGAAGGTCAAGACGCAGAAGATTACCCCCGAGTTCATGGGCACTCTAGACATCCGTGTCTCTCCTGACGGTAAGCCTGTGAGTTACTCCTTGAAGACTAAGGGCGCTCCGATGCGTGTAGGAGTCAATGTAGCGCCATGA